CTGTACCTGTTGTTGTTGTGGTTTCCTTTACTCTATCTTTTAAAACTAAGGCCATTACGCAATCCTTATGATCGCATTACTCGCATCTGCTGTTGGAAAAACAATCGTAAAATCACCGCTACTAGCCGCCTTATCTGCGCCAAAATCTAATATGGCAACCGAGGGATCACCAGAAGCTGAGTCGTTATAAATCATTGCTCCCCTTACACCAGTTACAGTAACACTAGAAAAAGTTAAATCTTGAAAATCTACAATAGCTGTGGTTCCAGAAGATGTAGGTGTAACATTAGTCAAAGCAGAAGGAGAGCCTTGAGAGGTAATTCCGGTAGCTCCTCCTGCTATTTCGTTGGTTGCAGTAAAAGCTTGTGTACTAGCATTAAAACTAGCACTATTATTATACAAAGCTAATTTAAATGTATTACCAGAACCATTTGTAAAATTATGAACTCCTTTTAACAATTCTACTTTAAAAGATGTGCATAAAAAATTTCCAGAAAAAGCCATTATAATCTCCTTATATACTCTGCCAATTTTATATTACCAGAATCTTTAATAGCATTATATACAGTAGTTCTATCACTTTTAATAGCCTCTTTCATATAATGAGCAATTACTTTTTCTAAACTATTTTTATATTCTCTAGCTTGTTCTTGAATCGCAGGATGTGCTGTATCAGATATGGATATAATTTTGTCTGCACATCTTTTTGCTACTTCTTCTGGTGTAAATCCTCTATTATCTATTGTTTTAATACCAACTGAAAAATCTTTTGACATATTTAAAGAATCTGTAATCATGTTTTCTCTCTTATAATTTGTCCACCTCTGTAATTATCAGATACCTCATTTGATTCTCCTAATTTCTTAACACCAATCAAAGCTTCTGAAAATTTACTATTGTAAAGATTTAAGATGTCTGCCTCACCTTTCATGTAAGTATAAGCTTCTAACAAAGAACCATACAAAAGTGCGACCTCTGCATTCTCACTAATCCAAGTAGTGCCACTATCTGCACCCGCTGTTAAACTTGCAGGCCTATAAGAATAACTTAATGTTGTTGTAAAGTTAGCATTTGGAGTTGGAGCTATAATAAAATTGTCAACGTCAAACTGTGCAAAGTATTTAGGAACGCCTGTTGTGGCAGAGTTAGGAGTATACGTTTGAACAAAATTCAAATCTTTAAACAACAAAAATTCTATGTTGCCACTATTTGTAATACTTAAAGAATAAGGTGCAATAAAATCAGAAGGACAGGCAAGAAATCTATTTCCAGATGTCATAGCTCCAGAGGCATTTTTTCTAAAGTAATTAAGTTGAACAGCTTTAAATATTTTTTCTTCAGCAAGTCTGATAAACATATTTAAGTTAGAAACAAAATTAGTTTCATCATTCTGCGTATAATCTTGAATAGCTGATTTTAAAGTAGCAAGTGTAAAACTCATGTTGTTGTCACCGTAACCTCTCCAACTGAACCTATAGGTGCTAAGTTATTTGAAGGTGTCACACCTTCTATTTCTCTAAAACCTACAGGAGCAAAACCATGTTGTATAGATCTTTGCTCTGATAAATTAGATTCTGGTCTAGGATTTCTTAATGCTTGAGGGTCTGAAAAAGATCTTGAAGGAAAAAGTTGTGGATGCTTTGGTTCAAACTCATCTGGACCAACTAAAGCACCTGTCCATTCTTTCTTCATTTCGCTTAGTCTGTATCTTCTTCCAGATCTATCTGATATACCATAAGCTTTTTTTCCACTAGCATAAGACATTATACCCTCAAGTATTGTAAACTTGGCTGCAATTTAAGTGGTGTTCTACCTTCATCCTCATCTGCGGCTCTTTGAAACTCTTCTTCATATACTGTTTTTAATAACTGAACTCTTTCTGGAGATCTTTTCATAGCTATATAATAAGCTAAACCAGCTACCATACAAGGATAAAAACGAAAAGGAGTATCAGTCGTATTTACTAGAGCATCAGCGTCTTCAATTCTTTGAACGTAATAATAAATAAGTTGATCTGTTGAGTTTTCTGGAACCGCCCATAAGTTAATAACTGGTGCTATCTGTCTGTCAAAGTAATATTGACTTGGTCTTCCTTGCGTTGTTTTATTTGGAAGTGTCGAATACTCACCTCTACTTATTGTTTTGAGTTCAAAATCTGTTCCATCTCTTCTCAAGCTTACTTCTAAAAGATCAACTATTTTATCAGAAGTAAGAGTATAGGCAGAAGTTCCTTGTGTTAAAGTTTGCGTTGCTTGTTTAACTGTCCAAAGATTTAATCCACGATTCGCCCATTCTGCAAACATTATGTTTAATGATCTACGTGCTGTCGTAGCATCATAACCTGTACGAACTTCTAAACCGCACCTTTCATACGCTTCTTCAATTATCTCACTAACGTCAAGACTAAAATCATAAGAACCAGAAGTCGCCATAATCTTAACTCATGTGTGGTTTTTGATTTGTTTTTGTTATGACTGCGCCGCCATTTTTAAATCCTTTAACCATACCACCTTTGTTCATGTAACCCATGTTATTACGAACTTCTGTAGGTAATTTAGCTAGTCCTGGATTATTTGCTTTATCAACGGGTTTTAGATTTTTTTTCATTTTTAGTTCCTTTTGGTCTTCCTCGTTTTCCTTTTTGTCTGTCCACATGAAATGACTGTGGAACCTCTGTACTAGCACCACCACCTAAATATTTAGGCTCATCACCTCCTTTTTTCTTTACTCCGGGTAAAGATGCAGCAAGTGAAACAAGCATATCAGATACTGACATTAATACTTTCTTCATAAAACTTATCATATTATTTATCCTTTTTAAAGTCCGAGTCTGCATATAAATTATCAAACGTTGTTCTTGGGTCAAGATAGCTATTATGTATTTCTGCAGCATGAAGGTGTTGACTTGGTTTAAAGTCAGGTGGACCTTCTCCTGTTTCCCATAAAGCAGGACTTGTAGCTCTAACCCGATTATTAGGTAAAGCTACAATATTTCCTGTCCATTCTCCTGCATCTGTCAACTGTAAAACATGACTTTGTTTATGTTGTGCAGGATCATCTGCGATATGACTTTCTGTATAGTCTACTGTAAAAAGATATTTTCCTTGATAAAATTCACCATCAATTTTACAAATCCAAGGAGAAGAACTTACTCTTTCCATATTTATAACAGAGTGATGATGTGAGCTACAATCCCAAGGTTGTACTAAATGTGTTTCCATTAGAGTTGGCCATTCTTGTAGTGGTATATCTGCTACTAAAGCTGTAATAGGCATTCTCGCCCACATAGCACCACCATGAACAGTGTCCTCTGGTTCACCATCTGCTTCGCACCCGGTAAATACAATTTGAAAACTTAAACATCTATCTGGTATTGTATTAACAGCAATCGCTAGACCATGAAGAAATTCTCCATGATAGTTAAGATGATTACATGTAAACTCTTTTCGCACCCAACATTTAAAATGAGGAATGTTACTTATTAAATATGACATTAGACTTTAGATATTTTCATACCCATCTTTTTAGCGGCAGCTCTAAGTTGTGGTAGTGACATTCCTCCTACCTTACCGCCCATGCGATAACCTTTGGACATAACCTTGCCACCATTCTTCATGCCTTTGGTTTTTACTTTGCCACCATTCTTCATGCCTTTGGTTTTTACTCTACCACCATTACGCATACCTTTAGTTTTCATTTTTCCCATCATTTCTTTTTTCTCCTTCTAACTGGTTTGACTCTTCTGGGTTTTCCTGCAGGTTGTCCGAGTTTATTTTTTTGTCGGATTCTGGATCTCTTTTCACTTGCTGTAAGTTCTGATGCTGTTTTGGGAGTTTTAGAACTGATTCTCTTAGAGGGGCGACAATATGGAGTACCCCGTTTTTCACCCTTGCGACGGCCACACGCCTTCCCCGTTTTGACATCTTTCCAATCTTCCTTAAACCAACGTTTTAAAGCTAAACCTTCTTTTGTCTTTCGTACAGCCATTTTTACCTATCCAGTTTTTTTGTGCTTATTTCTAAGAAACTGTTTTGCTTTTTTAGCGATACTCGCTTGTTGTTTTTTACCTGCTACTTTAGCTCTTTGTTCCATAACTGTCAAAATTTGTATTTTTCTGGCATAAGGTTTTTTAATATTTTTAACTTTTCTAACAGTATCTTGTGCATCTTTAACCGTTGCGTATTTAATTCTAACAGTATCTTTTGGATTTTCATCTGTATATAATCTTCTGTCTGAACCTTTTGGTTTTTTACCTGTTCCTATTTTTGGATCTTTTGCCATTAAAGCATCTTCGTCACTTTTCTTTTACTTGATTCGACAGCACCACATCCAGCGGCTACGATACCACCAGGCTTGAACTTTCTTGGTGGTGGTCTTTTAGGATTATCTATAGCAGCAATAATACCACCCTCAGCTTTTTTAACTGTTTTCTTTTTCTTCTTTTTTCCACCAGTGCCATAGTTAGCCGCTCCAACTTTACGACATTTTGCGATTGCGCCGCTTGCGTAAGCTGATGGGAATACTTTGTACCTTGCTTTTACCTTGTGATAACATGCGTCTTTTGGCATTAGTTCTCCTCCTTGAAGGTGACTTTGATATTTGCATTTTCATTTGACTTCTGGATATAGCCAATTTGTATCTCCTCTAAACGTTCTGCTATGGCACTTAGCTTGACTTCCATAACTTCAGTTCTTTTATCAACTTTAATTAATGTTTCCGTAGTCCAAGAACCCCATGTGTAGAAGATAGTTCCTACCCCACCAATAGATAGAACAACAACTGAAATGCCTATTTGTTTTAACATTTCCATCTCCTTCTAGCTTGACGTAATCTACTATTAGGATCTTTAGCTGCTTTAGGAAATTTTTTCATTTGACCAGCAGATCTTGCACAAAAGGACTTTCTTCTCTTTGCATCCTTACTTCCTTTTTTAACTTTACCAGTAACAGCTGTTTTTAACTTACTGCCCGGATTGTCTCTTCGATATCTGGCAACCCCCGCTTTAGTCATCCCCGCTCCACTCTTCGTAGAGCGGAAATACTTTTTAGTCTTGGGAGGTTGTTTATCTCTAGATCTAGCCATACTTCTTACGCATAGAAAGAATGATAGTATATGTGTCAGCACTAGAGTGACCTATTGTAGTAAACAAAATGTCTCCTGTTTTACCACTCCCTGCATTATTCGTAATACCACCAAAAGATCTATAATCGTGATAACCACTTTGATTTTCTCCTAGTCTAATAGCTAGAACATTTGTAGTAGCGTCAAATAAAATGCTTACGGCCATTCCATTACACTGCCACCAAATTTGTTCTATAGAAACACCAGAACAAGCGGAGCCATCATTTGCAGCGGATAAAGCACTAACGTCTACTTTTTTAACTGTGCTTTCTCCAGAACCATCACTTACATTTGTGAATTTCATTACAGCATGAGTAGGACCATCTAGGATTGTTTGACTTGCAACTGCATCAGCCATATTTTTCTCCTATCAATTAAGCTTCATACCCAAAAAGTTCTATGAGTAACTTTCCTGCTGTGTAATCTGCATTTGTTGTTGAACCTAGAGTTAGATATAAAAACTCGTCTGCTGCAGGTACAGCTGAAAATATAGCGACACTACCTAGTGTTGCATCACCAGCATCTACTAATAATGTTTCGGTTAGACCACTAATAGCTCCATCCTCAACGCCTGTTCCTTCTGTAGCAGAGTGTACGTTGATATCTGGATCACCACCTGCAGGAGCTTCAAAACAAGTCATTCTCCCAGCAAGAATCGTTCCATTTCTAGCTGCTGTGATCTGTCCTATGTG